AAGGCGCAAAGCCTTTGAAAAATGAAATGGACGAATTCTTGAAAGGCGATAACGACCTCAGCTTGTTGGAAGACAAGGCGGCTTATATGGAAGTCATTGTTCAAACATTAGAGCAAATCATTCGTAGTATCAACAGTCGAGGCTATGACCTTCGTACTCTGTTAGATGCTAAGAAGTTCTACAGCGGACTTAACTAGTGGAAGAAGTAATCAAAGTTTGGAAAGCTAACCACGCCTTCATCAAGGTCGATTGCTCACCTTCTATTGCGATGGAACTTCATGAGTATTTCAGCTTTGAGGCTCCTGGTGCAAAGTTCATGCCTACATACAAGGCGAGGGTGTGGGATGGAAAGATTCGCTTGTTTGGTTTGCTGACAAAGGAGCTTTATTCTGGACTCTATCTCCATCTGCACGAATTCTGCAAGGCAAGAAACTATAGGTTAGAAAAACTAGAGTCAGAGTATGGGTTGCCTTTGCAAACGCACTCAATCAAAGAGAATACTCTAGAAGCGTTTATCAAAGCCTTGAAGCTTACTGACGCGAATGCGCAGCCACTTGAAGTCTATAGCCACCAATTTGAGGCCATTTTCAAAGGACTTCGCCATAAGAACAAGCTATTTCTTTCACCAACCGCTTCAGGTAAGTCACTAATCATTTATGTTATGACTCGCTACTTGCGAGCTTTGTTCAAGCACAAAGAAGAGGCTGGAAACATCCTAATTGTTGTTCCAACTCTGGGTCTGTTAACACAGATGTATAATGACTTCAAGGAATACTCTCAGGCTAATGGCTGGCCCGTGGATAAGTTTGTATCAAAAATACAAGCTGGGTTGCCAAAAGATCCTCCGACCCCCATCGTGATTTCAACTTGGCAAGGTATCTACTCTCAACCTAAGGCATTTTTCCAACGATATAGGGTTGTTATTGGTGACGAAGCGCATCAATACAAAGCCAAATCGTTGATCGCTATCATGACGAAGGCGACAGAGGCGGAATGGAGGATAGGCACAACAGGGACTCTTGACGGGATTGAAACTAACAAGTTAGTATTGCAAGGACTGTTTGGTTCTGTTCAGCAGGTTGCAACAACTAAGGAGCTGCAAGAATTGGGCGTACTGTCTAAACTCAGCATCAAGTGTATCGTCTTGAAATACTCCGATGCTGATAGAACTTCAATGAGTGGTAAGGACTATCAAGAAGAAATCAAGTTCCTTATAGGGAACGAAAAGCGAAACAAGTTTATCCGCAATCTAGCTTTGAGTCAGAAGGCAAACACACTGGTCTTGTTCAGTAGAGTTGGTTCGCATGGCGCAATCCTATCAGAAATGATTAAGACGAAGGCAGCTACTGGACGCAAGGTCTTTTTTGTGCATGGGCAGGTAGATGCCGATGAGCGTGAAGCTGTTCGTCAGATTACCGAAAAAGAGGCAAATGCTATTATTGTTGCTAGCTACGGTACTTTTTCTACAGGCATAAATATTAAGAATCTACACTCAGTTATTTTCGCTTCTCCATCTAAAAGTAAGATCCGCAATCTTCAATCAATCGGACGAGGGTTGCGCGTGACAGATGGCAAGGATTCGTGTACACTATACGATATAGCAGACGATCTACAGACTAAGAAAAGAGTCAACTTTGCCATTAAGCATTTGGTGGAACGAATCGAAATTTATAATCAAGAGAATTTCGATTTTAACATCGTAGAAGTTCCATTCGCATAGGAATAGTTATGGACATGCAATCAATATTCCGAAACGCAGACTACATCTACTATGTGAAGCTAATCAATGGAGATTCGTTAATTGGTAAATCCGACGATTCTGAGGATGTTATCAATGAGCATGGTGCTGTTGTTTTGTTTGATGTGATGAAAACTGTTATGCGCATTGTTGCTCATGATAACGGACAGATTAGCGAAATTATGACGCTTTCGCCATGGTTGGATGCTTGTGAATTGTCCACTCCTGTCTCTCTGGCGATTGAATCAATCGTGGCGATTGCTGCGGCAAAGGCAGACGTTGCCCGAAAGTATTCGGCCTACGTGCTTGCGCAGAGTATTAAAGAGGCCTCGCGCGGAGATGAAGAACGGCATGCGGCAGAAAGAGCCGTAGCGGCGGCTAATGCCGCTGCCAAGCAGCAACACGAATCTTCTGAATTGGAAGAGGACTACGCAGAACCACGCAAGCCGGAACTACTGTCGCGTGAGCGTATGATGGAAGCTGAAATGGACGGGGACATTGAAGATATCCCCGAAGAAGTGCATGAAGAAAAGCAGCCGCATTATCGCGTTGGAAATGTCACATATCATTGACCACCAACCCGCCCAGGTAATAACTAAGTTACTTGGCTTTCAACCTTGCTTCCGACAAGAGCATTATAGTCGGTTAATTCAATTTTGTCAAGCCTTATTTTAAGGGAATTTGTTATGAGTAAAGCACCAGTTCATCATTACGTTGATAATGTGCGGTTCTACGAAGCCATGAAAGAGTATAAGGCAAAGGTTGAAATAGCCAAAAAGGCGGGACTCAAACGAGACGATCCAGGTTGGCCCGTAGTTACAGAGTACATTGGAGAGTGTTTCCTCAAGATTGCAAAGCACTTAGCGTTTAAGGCGAATTTCATCAACTACTCGTTCCGCGATGAAATGATTTCAGATGGGATTGAAAACTGTCTGCGCTATGCGGACAATTTCGATGAAACCAAATATAAAAATCCGTTTGCGTACTTCACCCAAATTGTTTACTTTGCGTTTGTTAGGAGAATTCAAGCCGAGAAGAAGGAGTTAAAGCGCAAGTATAGGTATATTATGAGTCTAGACATTCATGATCTAATCACACAAGGTCAGGATGAGGGGGAATTTGCAAACGAGTTCCTTAAGTATCTCCAAGATCAGGTTGATCTTGGTGGGGTGGTCGATGACGAAAAGAAGCCGATCAAGAAGGCCAAAAAAGCGGTGAAAAGGCGCGTGGCGACGATCGATGAGATTTGACATGAGAGCATTGATGTGTCCGTATTGTAAGGACGTTGTTTTGCTTGAGGGCTTTTCGCAGCATATTTCGATAGCCCACGACGCGCCAAATGTGCCTAATGAGGTAACGGAGGAATGGTTGTCTAGCCGTTATAGCGTACTGGGCGGTGTCTTGTTCGGAGAATTAGACGATAACGAGAGATTTAAACCTGAGTTGACGAAAGCCTGAAATACCTATATACTATACCATTATTCTGTGGAGAAGGCGAATGTCAAAGATAAAGGTAAGTGAGCTTTTCTATAGTTTGCAGGGCGAGGGACGATATCAAGGCGTCCCGTCCATTTTTCTACGCACGTTCGGCTGCAACTTCACTTGCGGCGGCTTCGGCATGCCCAAAGGCCAGAAGTCGGAGGAACGTCTTGCAGTAGATCCAACGAAGTATACTGATTACAAGCAACTGCCGTTAGTCAAGACGGGGTGTGACTCTTATGCCTCTTGGGATCCGCGGTTCAAGCATCTGTCGCCGTTCATGACTGATGAAGAAATCTCTGCTCGTTGCACGGAGTTGATGGGTATGAATAGGTGGGGTCCCGTGCACCTTGTCATTACGGGTGGTGAGCCGCTACTGCCTGGTTGGCAGAAACAATATCCAGAATTGCTTGACCGTCTCGTAGATGACGGGCTGACACATTTGACGTTTGAAACAAATGGAACGCAACGTCTTACGGAGGAACTCGACGATTGGTTTTCGAATTACGCGAGCTGTCTTGAAGTTACCTTCAGCGTAAGTCCAAAACTAACTGCATCAGGTGAAGATATCAAAGAAGCAATCAATCTAGATGCTGTTGACGACTACTATATGGTGGCTTGCGCTGGTCGAACGAACCACGCCTCACAACTCTATTTCAAGTTTGTCGTTGAGACAGAGGAGCATGTGTATGAGGTCAACGAAGTCATGCGTGAGTATTCGCGGATGCTGGGGCCTCATTGCCCTGTCTATCTGATGCCAGTTGGTGGTACGGGCGATCTATACTACGTCAACAACGTTAAGGTTGCAGAGTTGGCGATGAAGTATGGGTATAGGTATAGTCCACGCCTACAAGTGGATTTGTGGAAGAATGCGTGGGGGACGTAATGAGCAAATTTGATCCTATTCTTGGCAAAGCAGTACGGGAACACCTCATCAGCAAGGGTGTGGAAACCCCTATGGTGGAGTATGGTGGTGAAGGCACTGGTGGGCTAGCCCCCGAACAACAGATCACAGTAATCGAAGATCATTTTAAGCAGATCATGCGCGTGCTTAATCTAGACCTCCGCGACGACTCATTAGCAGACACACCAAAGCGAGTAGCGAAGATGTATGTCAATGAGATTTTTTCGGGCCTTAGCTACCACACATTTCCCAAATGTACCGCAGTAGAAAACAAAATGGGATATGATGAAATGGTGATTGAGAAGGACATCACCTGTATTTCAGCGTGCGAACATCATTTTGTGACCATCGATCAGATTTGTCATATCGCATATGTGCCTAACAAGAAGGTTCTGGGCCTGTCAAAACTCAATCGTATAGCAAAATATTTTGCCCAACGTCCACAGATTCAAGAGCGATTTGTTGAGCAGGTCTATCATGCCTTGCAGTACATTCTACAGACCGACAACATTGCTGTTGTTGCTGAAGGCCGCCACTATTGCGTAGCGCAGCGTGGTGTCGAAGATCAAACCTCGCGCACGATTACGTCGAAGCTGGGTGGCGGGTTCAAAACAGACCCTGCATTGCGTGCAGAATTCATGAGCCTCATTAGATGAAACTGAAGCGTTTTCATTGGTTGCCTAAGAAGTACCAAAGAAACCCTGTAGCAGGTTCTGTCCTCGCCAAAGACCTTGACGAGGTTAAGACTGTGCTAGCAAACGATTTACCTCACCTGAGTCTGTGGACATGGGATGAGGAAAAGGAAGGTTGGAAACTAGAACATGGCGAAGAACCCGAAGCTTGAATATGTGGCGAGCGGTTGCAACTACACAAGGTTACCAAATCCAGGCGCATACGAACTGCCCGATAATCTTCGTTTCATTGAAGCAGTATTTCGCGCCCTTCAAACCATAGACGGCAAAGACAATCACAAGTTTTCGCTGTTGTACAACGCATACACCGAGAAGCACTTTGGTGTAGCATTCAAAAAGCACTATCGTTCTTGGCTGCATTCCATCCATGCAGACTCTGGTGGGTTGCAGATGGTGACTCGCGGTCAGACACCTACATCCCAACTAAAAACAGAGGTGTATAAGTCCCAAGCAAGGGATTCTGACATTGCAATGTCATTCGATGAAATCCCAATCTTCATTGCTGGGTCTAGGTCGCTGCGTCTAGACATGAAGAATAGGTACTTTGACCCAGACCGCTTTATAGAAACGGCTACTGTGACGGGAAAGAATCTAGCGGAGCAGCTAGAATACTTCGCAAAGCACAAGTCAGCCACCAAACCTTTGTTCATTGCACAGGGCAACTGTCTTGAGTCATACCAGCAATGGACTGAAGTAGCATTCAAGCAAGTTCCAAAAGAGTTGCAGACCAACATTGGTGGTGTTGCTATGGGTGGTGCTGCGTTAGGGAACGCAATGCTTGAGGACGTTAAGCGAGCATTTTATTTTTCGCAGCTTCCTGTAGATCATTCACACCTGCACTTGCTTGGTGTGGGTTCTGTATCTCGGCTGCTGCCTACGCTAATCTTTGCACAGAATGGCATCTATGGAGAGGAACTTTGGATATCTTATGATTCAAGCACTCATACATCGGGCCCAGAAATGGGCCGTTACTATCTGGGCGAAAAGACTATCAATTTTGGCAAGGCCCGTACAAATATCTACGATATCATATATGAAGATATCCGAAACAACTTCGGAGATGTTTTGGACTTCGGTGTCGATAGACTCCACGACGCACTTACTTGTGGAGGGTACGTTAATGCCCAGAACAAATTTGGCTCTACTAAGGAAGCCGTTCAAGCATTTGTGGCCCTATTTGCCGCGTCAGTGGCTAATTTCATCCGACACGCAAATTCTGTTGCCGAATCCAAAGAAAAACTGTTGGGTTCTGTTGAAGGAATAATACGCAATGCGTTGAGTAATTTGTATGATGTAAAGACGACGATAGACTTTAGGCATTGGGAATCTCAGATTGGAAGAAGTCTTCCGTCTAATCCAGTACGCATCAAAGCAACGTCTACTGTTGACTCTCTTTTTGATTGAGGATATCATGCACTACAAAGTAAACAAGACAATATTTGTTACCTTTCAAAAGGAAGGTATTCATTGCTATCCAGAAGCGTTGACGAATCCAGACCTAACCGACGTTTCATTTCTCGGGCATCCTCATCGGCATATCTTCCATTTCAGAGTTACGATTGAGGTGATGCACGACAACCGAGATATTGAATTCATCCAATTCAAGCGATGGCTTGAAGGCCTCTACGAAAAGGGGCCAGATGGTCGGGCGACTCTTAGCTTGAACAATGCATCGTGCGAAATGTTGGCGGAGGAATTGATTGGTAAGATCCACCACAGATATCAAAAGCGTAGCGTTACTGTTGAGGTTTCGGAAGATGGTGAGAACGGCGCGACAGTCGCATATGAAATGGTGTTAGCATGAGAAAGACTTGTTGGCATGTCGCATTAGAACCAATCCCCTCGCGCTATAGCGAGCAGTGGTTGCAGTGCATCAATAGGGAGTTTTTGACATACGCAAAGGCCTATACTACCGATGACTGGTCGATGAACGATATTCTTGGTGAGTCCATTCCGAATGGTGTGACTTCTGGTGGGTTCTTAAATTTTGCAGCGACCAATGCATGGAAAGCTTCGCAGATTATCAAGTTGTCGCATATGTTTAGCCAGGGTTATATCCAGCCAAACGATGTATTCCTCTTTACAGATGCATGGAATCCTGCTATATTGAACGTCAAATATATGGCAGATACTTTGGGGATTCCTATCCACATTGTGAGCTATTGGCATGCAGGCAGTTATGACATTTGGGATACGCTTGGCTACAAAGTGGAAGAGGCAAATGGCAATAGGAATTGGTCTATTGCTGCTGAGAAGTCTTTTTACGAAGCTTCGAATGTCAATCTATTCGCTACAGAGTACCATGCCAAGTTTTTCATGAAGCATTGCCTGGGGTGGAACGATAGGACAATCAAGATCATTTCGGTGTCCGGGTTAAGGCATCCAGACGAGAAGATTTGTGTTTCGGGCCAACCGCACTACGAGATTTTGGAGTGGTTCAAGCAATATCGGGATATCGATCAAACGCCGAAAGAGAACATCGTTTTGTTCCCACATCGGCTGTGTAAGGAGAAGCAACCTGAAATCTTTGATGAGTTGGCAAGGAGAAATCCGCAATTTAAGTTTCTGCGCACTCAGGACTTGAATCTCTCAAAGAGCGATTACTATGATTTGCTATTGCGCACTAAGGTAGTGTTCTCCGCAGCACAACACGAAATGCTTGGTATCTCTCAGATGGAGGCCACTCTAGCAAGGGCTATTCCAATGATGCCTGATCGTCTTTCCTATTCAGAGATGTTCGACAAAGAATTTCTCTATCCATCTGAATGGTCGATGCCTGGTACAATAGATATTGATGCGCTTGATTTACGTTTGAATGCGATGATGAATATCGATCCTTACTCAAAAGAGTGGGCAGCAAAACTACGTCAACAGCGGATTCGGTTAGAGGAGTATTTCTTGACAAGCCGGCCGATGTGGCGTGCTATTATTAAGGATGAGGATAAACATGTTCGTGCATAAACCATGGGGGTTCTACGTTGATATGATGGAAGGCACCTCACCTAGCTTTGATTTCAAATGGAAGGTTAAGGAGATCATCGTCAATCCAGGACGCAAGCTATCGTTGCAACGTCATGCAAAACGCGATGAGTTTTGGGTAATCATATATGGGAATGGTATTTTGACGGATCAAGACGGTAAGGAGGTCGCGTTGGTCCCGGGCATGCCTGTGTATGTTCCTGCAGGTAAGGTGCATCGTATTGCAAATCAGGCATATTGGCCACTTAAACTAATCGAAGTACAGGTTGGCGTTGCGTGTGACGAAGAGGACATTGAACGTCTGGCAGATGATTATGGGAGAGCAAATGGGTAAGGTAACGGCATTACGGTATCATGACATTAGTGCTGGGCACCGTGTCGTCAACCACGAAAGCAAGTGCAAGCATTTTCACGGCCATAACTATCGGGTGTGGTTCCATTGTGTAGGTGAGAAGGATGAAATCGGGCGTGTATTAGATTTTGGTGTCATCAAAGAAAAACTATGCATGTGGATCGAAGATCATTGGGATCACAAGATGCTATTGTGGACTGGCGATCCGTTGCTTGCTTCAATGCTTGAATTAGATGGAGATGTGGTTCCTGTTCCATTCAATCCTACTGCTGAAAATATGGCAGAGTTCCTCGTTGAAGAAATTGGTCCTACTGTTCTTGAGGGCACAGGGGTGACTCTCTATAAAGTTGTGATCGAAGAAACTGCAAAGTGCCACGCATCATATGAAACTAGCAATCATAACTGACCAACACTTCGGGGCAAGGGGCGACCATCAGATTTTCGATGCGTACTTTCAGAAATTCTACGAGAAAGTATTCTTTCCTGTTCTAGACGAGTTGGGCATTGATACTGTGTTGGATTTGGGTGATACGTTTGATCGCCGCAAGTTCATTAACTTCCTGACGTTGAACAACGCACGGTCGTACTATTTTGACCAGTTGCGCAATAGAAGTGTCAATCTCCACTTGCTTGTTGGAAACCATTGTACGTTTTATCGGAACACGAATTCAGTCAACAGCCCGAAGTTGTTGTTGGGTGACTACCAAAACGTTCGCATTGTGGAGAATGCTGAGGAGGCAGAATTTGACGGGTTGAAGGTTCTTTTGGTGCCTTGGATTTGTGCTGACAATCAGTCATACACAATGAATCTGATCTACAACACTACTGCTGAAGTATGCATGGGGCATCTAGAAATCGACGGTTTTGAAATGTATCGTGGGCAACCAAATATTGGTGGCGAGCGCCCTGATACGTTTAGGAAATTCGATCAGGTGTTTTCAGGCCATTTCCACCACAGATCAACGAAGGGCAATATTTCGTATCTCGGCAATCCGTATGAGCTAACGTGGTCAGACTTTGATGACCCTCGTGGTTTTCATATTTACGATACGGCTACGAGGCAACTGCATTTCATTGAAAACCCGTTTAGGATGTTTTTCAAGATCCACTACGATGACAAGACTTGCCCACTAGACTATGCGCAGTTAACGGTTAAGGAATATAAGGATCGGTTCGTTAAGTTGATTGTGGTCAATAAAACCGACTTCCTTGCGTTTGACAGATTCGTGGATAGACTATACAATGCAGGACCCGCTGAAATCAAGATCATTGAGAATATGGCGGACTACGATGAATCGGCAGTTGACGACGAATCGATTGACGTTGAGGATACACCGACATTGCTTGAGCAATACGTTGACGCTACAGAAACAGACCTCGACAAGGGTCGATTGAAGACGTTCCTTAAGTCGTTGTACGTTGAAGCACTAGCGCAAGAGGAAGCTAATAACTGATGGTGCGATTTACGAAGATTCGATGGAAGAATTTCCTTTCTACAGGCAATGCCTGGAATGAAATTAACCTAGACGGTTCTGGAACAACACTTATCGTTGGTGATAACGGTTCTGGAAAAAGTACGCTGCTCGACGCACTTTGCTTTGGGCTGTTTGGCAAGCCGTTCAGAAACGTCAACAAAGGGCAACTCCTAAATTCCATCAATCAGAAGCAAGCTATTGTAGAGGTCGAATTCCGCGTTGGACTTCATGAGTATCTAGTCATTCGCGGAATGCGTCCTAACCTATTTGAGATTCACAAAGACGGCACGCTGCTGAACCAAGATGCATCCGTAAAAGATTACCAATCTATCTTAGAGGACCAGATCCTCAATTTTACCTACAAGTCATTTACGCAGATTGTCATTCTTGGTTCGGCATCGTTTACCCCGTTTATGCAGTTGCCTAGCGGGACACGGCGAGAAATTATCGAAGACCTGCTTGATGCCCGGATATTTTCGGCAATGAATAAGGTGCTAAAGGAACGGTTCGGGCAGTTGTCGGCTGATCTGATGAACATTGAGGGTGAGGTTGATCTTCAAAAGCGTAAGGTAATGGTGCAAAAGGCATATGTTGATACGCTAAAACAAGATCGGCAACAGAAGTTCAAGGAGAATCAAGAGGCAATCGACACAACGCTTGTTGACATTAAGAAATGGGAAGCGGAGATTGGAACCACACAAACACAAATCTCAGCATTGATGGGTGCGATTGTTGATCAGCCAGAAGTCCAAAAGTTGTCTAGAGACCTAGACCTTTTGCAAGGTAAGGCCAAAGACAATGTGCGGCAGATGGATAAGCAAATCGATTTCTATGAAAAGAACGATGCGTGCCCAACGTGTAAGCAAGGGATTGAGAGAGATTACAAGGAAATAGTTCTACAAGAAACGAAGCACTCGCGCATTTCGTGGCTTGGTGAGATTGAGGAAATAAAGCGGCAGACCACCAAGCTTGAGGCTCGCGCTAAGGAGATTAGTGAAACCAATATAGCCATTTCTGCTTACAATTCCAACATCATGAAGTTGAACAGCCAAATTCAGGCCGGTCAGCAATATGTTGACAAATTATTGAAGCTTAATGCTGATCTAGAAAAGTCTGTAGGCAATATTGAGGACGAGAAACGAAAGCTTCGGGACGAGTCTCAGGTGGTGGTTGATTTGATCAACAAGCGGTCACAGTTGAATGAGGACAGGCAATACTTTAATGTGGCGACTGTCTTGCTGAAGGACACAGGGATCAAGACAAAGATCATTCGGCAGTATCTGCCGATCATCAATAAGTTGGTGAATAAATATCTTCAAGCAATGGATTTGTTTGTCAATTTCGAACTGGACGAGTCTTTCAATGAAACCATCAAATCAAGACACCGAGACGAATTCACCTATGCATCATTTAGTGAGGGCGAAAAGCAGCGGATTAATTTGGCCCTTCTTTTTGCCTGGCGTGCTGTGGCTTCGGTTCGCAACACTACAAATACAAACCTTCTACTATTTGACGAGATTTTAGACGGATCGTTGGATGCCACCGCAGTCGATTACTTCCTGAATCTAGTGAAGGATATCGGCCATGATCACAATATCTTTGTAATTACGCACAAGTCTGATTTGTTTGTGGACAAATTTGATCGTGTAATTAGGGTGAAGAAGGTCAATGGCTATTCTATTTTAGAAGAGGCAGATAAATGAAATCGGATGAGCTTGAATTACTAAACTTTTTAGATCCTCGGCTTTATGAAAAAATGTCCGAGTTCGATTTTGAAAATCCACCGGTTGATCCGACCGAACTTAAGACTGCAATGATAGAGGTTATGGTGCGCCTGGGTGGTGTTGGGTTGTCTGCCAATCAGGTTGGTTTACCATATAGAATGTTTGTCATGGGTGTTCCAGGTAATTATACCGCCTGCTTCAACCCAGCTATAATTGGTTGGTCGAAAGAAAAGAACACCATTAAAGAGGGGTGTTTATCTCTACCAGGGGTCGTTGTGGCGTTGAGTCGTCCCGCTATGGTGGTAGCCAAGTATCAGGATGAGGTTGGTACTAATGTTATGAAGGAATTAGAGGGTCTTGGTGCGCGGGTCTTTCAGCACGAATATGATCATATGGAAGGCAGAAACTTTATGATGCTGGCTAGTCCGTTAAAGCAAAAGCGGGCACTAGAACAATTGAGGAAGAAGGTTCGAAATGGACAAAAGCTTGTATCCGCAGACGCACAGTAAGCGAATCGCGTTTCTAATATCAGATCAAAGCCTCATTCAGAATGGTGGTATTGGCCAATTCACAAAGGCGTTTGTGGAGATGGCGTGGGACTACGGATGGATTGTTGACCTCATCCTAGACAAGCCTTCAACGTCTAAGGAATTTCTAGCGCAGTTCGATCAGAAGATCGGTTGGTTGATCTTCCCACAGTCGCCTTTGTCCTATGGACAACACACCGAGACATTCTCGTTTACTGACTCGGTGAATTTTGAAAAGCAACTCAACTTCAGAAATGCGTTCATGCTTGCGTTGCAAAGAGCGATGTATGATCTGATCGTGTGTAATGTACCAGAGACATACATGCCAGTCTATTCTACGGGTGTCTGTAAGTATGTCCCGACAATCTTTTACACACACAACGAATCGATGATTGGTTTGGGTGAAGAGGGGGTAGGACCGTATAGTGCAGAGTACGTCGAGGTCTATCGGCGAATGTTTACGCTACCGAACATCTATATAGGCACGCAATCGCAATCTAATGTGGATAGATTCTACAATGCGGGGTTGTATGCAATGTCGTTGCCAATGCCCATGACGGAGAGGTCATTGCTTGAACCGTCGAACCACATTGAGAAATCTGGAGTGCTGTATATCGGTCGTTGGGAAGAGCGGAAGAATCCGAGCGAGTACCTGCGACTGATCGCAGAGACTAAGTTGCCCGCAAAGGTGATGACAAATAAGAATGGTGCCCGCAAATTCAAGGATGCGTTTGAAAGCATGGGTGTTACAGACTATGTTATTGGTGAGAGCCTATCCCCAGAGAAGAAGGTTGAATTCATCAAGTCGGCCAAGTTGTTCTACAATCCAGCACTCAAGGAAGCGTTTTGCTACACAATGATCGAAGTGTTGGGGCACGCGCATGTGGTGGCGCTTAAGGAATATGAGTGGTCAAAGGAATTTGAGAAGTACCCTAGCGTGCACCGTGTTTCAAAGAAGGATGCTGTCAAGAAGGTGTTGGAGCTTTATGGAAAAGCTCCCAATGCCGAAGCATTGGATGGGGTGAAAGAGTATCACCAAAATGCATTCTTTACTTGGTCGTTGTTCACCAACTTGCACTATGTCATTGGCTCTGATAAGAACCGTAGTGAGGTGTCCAAGAAAACGGACTTCTGGTATCACGATCACATCGGCTCGCTTAGACGATTTGCGAGTGTCGAGGACATTGAGGTATGCTATAAAGCGAGCGGCCCGACTCGTTTGAACATGGTCCACACTCAGTATGGCACGTGGTTGACGAGGAATGATACCCCACCAACCCCAGTAGAATCAAGCACTTGCGAGGACATATTCAGCTAAGTCATTGATTTTAAAGGATTTGTTTAGGAGCTTGTTCTAAGTGCTTGATTCTACTGAGGAAAAATAGTGCTTGACAGGTTTCTGCCTATAGCGTAAAATTGCGGTCTTACTGACGAAAGCCAAACAATGCTCATCGCCATCAAAGACTTGAACACCGCTAACGCAGACGCCGCAGAGCAACGCGAGCAAGCGGTGCAATCGAACCTTGCTCGCCTTCTCGCGACTGAGAATATCCACGTTGCCTTTCGCAAAGCGAATACTGCATCATTCAATGTCAAGACTCGCGTCTTGGTGATTCCCATCTACGCGGCTGATCTGCCGCGCGAAGTAGTCCAGATGCTCGTCGGACATGAAGTCGGCCATGCCTTGTTCACCCCGGAATCAGGGTGGCACGAAGCCGCGTGTGCGCGTGGGATGATCTATAAGGGCTACATGAACGTTGTGGAAGATGCCCGCATTGAGCGCAAGATCAAGGACAAGTACCCCGGACTGCGGCGCGACTTCCATTTCGGTTACGCGCACATGATCGCAGCAAACTTTTTCGGTCCTGCGAAATTGCTGAACGACCCGCGTTGGATCGCAAAGCAATCGCTGATCGACAAGATCAATTTGCATTTCAAGGCTGTGCCGCATATCCCGGCGATCAAGTTTACAGAGCGTGAGCTTGAGCTGGTCGATGCTATTGAGGTCGCAGAAACCTTCGAAGATGTGCTGAAGGTGACCGACACGATTTGGAAGTACGACCGCGATTATCGGGCGGCGCAACGGCGCGCTCAGGAAGAAGAGCGTGAAGCTGCCCGCAAGATCCTGCAAGATCAGGAAGACGACAATTACGAACTGGGCGACGACGATCAAGACGCCGATGACGGCCTTGACTCGCACGACACGGAAGGTGAAACGCCCCCGCGTTCGGAAGACAATGAGGATGACCTGTCCGATATGGATGGCGACTCTGGCCCCGATACGCCGACTGTTGACGACGAGCAGGACGAAGATGGGGATGGCGGAGTGAAGGGGGAGAAGGGGGACAAAACCGCTACGGAAGGTGACCTAGCTTCTGCTGGTGACGAAATCGATGATTTGGATGCCGAATCAGATGATGTTGGTTCGGGTGCCGGCAGCGAATACCTCGACGACGAAGAGGACAACTTCGGCTCGTCGGGTTCGGTGACTGATCGCGCGTTCCGCGAACATGCAGCCAACTTGATCGATGCGTCATGTCGCGACATTATCTACGCGAAGGTGAATTACCTTCCGGAAGAAAAGGACGTTAAGCTTCCATACAAGAAGTTTGTTGCGTGTCTTGACGCGGCTCTTTTGTCTGCGGTTTGGGTTTCTGGTGACCGTGACAAGAACGAATGGTTGCTCGCAGAAGAGGTGCGGTTCCTCCAAGAGTTTCGCAGCAAGCATGAGCGGTTCATCATCCACCTTGTTCGCGAGTTTGAAATGAAGCGCAATGCGTGGACGTCAGCACGCGCTCGCGAAGCGCGGACTGGTGCGCTGAATCTGAACAAGCTTTACCAGTATAAGTTTAACGACGACCTGTTCAAGAAAGTCACCATGGTGCCAAACGGCAAGAATCACGGCATGATTATGCTTATTGATACGTCGGGTTCTATGGCGAGGCTCATTGACAAGGTTCTGGAACAAGCCGCGGTACTGGCTATGTTCTGCCGCCGAGTGCAGATTCCGTTCCGCGTGTACGGCTTTACGAATCCGTTGCTCCCCAACATTGAGGCGGGATTTAACTACACGTTTCCGAAGGTTGATGGTCTTCTCGACCGTTCGGCGCTGTATAGGGCTTACTACAGCGAAGGTCAAAAGGAACCGTCCGTCAATTGCGAACAGTATGTTCTTACGGAACTTCTAACGGACCGTATGTCGCTGCGTGACTTTAATCGCGTGCTGTTCGGCCTCTTTAGCAAGTTTGGCCGTGGGATTACGAAATCATATGTGTTGCCGATGTATGGCACGCCGCTGAACGATGCGATCTTGACCATCCCGTCGCTGGTTAAGAACATGCGTCAACAATACAAGACGGAGAAGGTGTCTGTCATCGTTCTGACTGACGGCATGTCGGATAATGAGAACATGATTGGAGGGGGTGCGTTGAACGCATCGTTGATGCGGTTGTTCATTACCTCGCCGTGGACCCGCAAGGTCTTCGAAGTGAAGCCGGTCGTTCGGCCGAAGGCTTGGGGTGGCTCGATGCATGAATCGTTTGAACGACTGTGTTGGACTAAGGTGTACATTCAGATGGCTGCTGATGCGTCGGGGGCGTCGATCATCGGTTATCATGTCGTGAATGGCAAGATGGCGGCTAGAATGCTGGCCGACTATAAAGGCTTCTATACCAAGGACTGTGAAGATATGAAGCTGCAATTCCGAAACGACAAGATGATGAGCATTGACAATTTCGGATACAAGCAATACTTCATCATGTGGGACAAGGCGCTGAATGAAGAGGACAAGACGATGCAAGCGGCGCGTTCTGACATGACGGCGCGCAAGCTTGCGACGATGTTCTCTGAGGTCCAGAGGTCGCAGCAGGTGAACCGCGTGTTTCTGTCGAAGTTTGTGGAGATGATTGCGTAGAGGAGCGTGGCGTAAGCCACTGATTTCAATAGGAAAATTATTTTGGTTTTCCTTTAGGAATCAATGGCTTAGCCGCTTGACACGCCCCCCGTTATCCTGTAGGATTACGGTTCTTAACTGATTCCCATCGTCTGAGGACTCTCTATACTATGGCTATTCTGACCGCAACGCAACGCGAAATCGTGAAGCACCTGAACGCAGTTTTCGGGGAGACCGTGACTCGCGGGCAGTTGATGGACTACTACAAGAAGGGCAAGAATCACGGCATTCTCCCGCGTTGGCTGATGACGCCTGAGCATTCGGTGTCGCGTGGTATCTACTCGTTGGTCGAGAGCACCACGAAGCTTGATCCGGCGAAGCCGTTCCCGTCGTTCAAGCAACCGACGGTACAGAAGGCGGTGCAGGAAGCGGTTGCTGAGCCGGCGCCCGAAATGGCAGAAGCGGAAACCTCAGGGCAGGTAGTTCCGATGGTTCGCCCTACCAAGAAGTCTGCGGTGATCGCGATCGGTGGGCAAGGCGAGGAGTCTTTCGTTCCGGATCGTTATCGCAATTTCGTGCCGTTCGGTAACTACGATGACGTTTATCGCGTCATCAAGGCAAGTGTGTTCTACCCTGTGTTCATCACGGGCTTGTCGGGCAACGGCAAGACGATGATGGTCGAGCAGGCGTGCGCAATGCTTGGGCGCGAAATGATTCGTGTGCAAATCACGCCGGAGTCGGACGAAGATGACCTGATCGGCGGTTTCCGCATGATCGACGGTGAAACGGTCTGGTTCGACGGTCCAGTGACAATTGCTGCGATTCGCGGCGCGGTTTGCCTGATCGATGAAATCGACTACGGCACAGGCAAGATTTCGTGCTTGCAAGGCATTCTGGAAGGCAAGGGCATTCACCTGAAAAAGGTCAATCGGTTCGTGCCGCTTGCAGATGGTTTCAATATCATTGCGACCGCTAATACCAAGGGTCGCGGTGCAGAAGAAAACGGTGCTAGGTATGTTAACACCCAGCTGATGAATGAGGCTCTTCTGGAGCGTTTCGGCATCACGCTGGAGCAAGAATTTCCGACGATGAAGACCGAGCAGAAGATCCTTGAAAAGGAATTGGCTGCTATGGGTCGTCCGGACGAAGAATTCGCGGCTGCACTCGTCAAGTGGGCGGAGGTGATTCGTCGTTCGTTCGACAATCAGGCCGTTGAGGACGTTATTTCGACTCGTCGTCTGGTCCACATTGTGCGTGCATTCGGCATTTTCGGCGACAAACTTAAGGCCGTCGAGAAGTGTCTGAACAGGTTTGACCGTCAGACCCGCGATAGTTTCTTGGAGCTTTACACCAAAGTGTCTATTGAGTCTGCTGGTGGCTCGCAACCTGAAGCGCAAGCGCAACAGGTTACTCAGGAGAATGATGGAAGCGTATCGGTTACAGTCTAACCACCGTTTTTAACGGTTAGCCCGGCATCCCTTGCGGCCGGGCTACCGCCATTTGTAATGCAAGGAATAGGAGATTTACATAATGCAATTGACTAACCAACAAGCGAAGATTCTTAACTACCTGCGTGCGGGTCATACCCTGACCAACAAGCAAGCCTTCCGTCTGTTCAAGGCTCGCCGTCTGTCGGGACGCATTGCCGAATTGCGGCAGGCTGGTTACCCAATCTATCTGAACGAGGATGGCTATCGTCTTGGTACGCCGTCGCGTAAGATGGTTGCTGCTGCCTACCGTGTATTCGGTGGCGCACTGTTCCAGTAAGTTAGGAGTCGCGAAGTGAAAAACGGGGGCATCCTGCGGGGTGTCCCCGTTCCTTTTGATATGTGGAGGCGAAATGACGCTTAAGGCATTTATTGGCAATAAGGACTATGACGAATGTGGTATGGAGGCGGCCTCAATTCTTCCATACGAAGAAAAGACCGAAATCGTGCCTACAGTCACTACAGTTACGGAACCTTTCAAGTATGCAGAAGGCAAGATTCTAGATGACTTGCGAGTGTACCTCGCAAACACATACGGCCAACATTACGTTGGTAAGAACAACATTCAGGCTAATGATCTTTTCTTGGCTGGTGATAGGGCAGAGGCACGGGGCTTCTGGAAGTGGAATGCAGTCAAGTACCTTTTGCGTTACGGCAAAAAGGGCGGGCACAATAAAGCGGACTTGCTAAAAGCCTTGCATTACATTATACTAGTGATGTATCTGGATCATGAACAAGATAATGGAGAAAGTGAATGAAACTATCTGCTAACACAGTTGCAGTTCTAAAGAACTTTTGCAACGTCAATGCGAACCTGGTGATTGAGCCAGGTAAGGTCATTCGGACGATTGGTCCGAGCCGCAACATTTTTGCGGCGGCTACGGTTGAGGATGACTTTCCTCGGCAGGTGGCAATCTATGACCTTAACTCGTTTTTGGCAACGGTGACGTTATTCGATAATGTTGATCTTGACTTCTCAGAGAAGTATATGGTTGTGAAGTCTGGTGATGCGATGATTAAGTATTTCTACTCTGACCCATCTATCGTGCAGGCTGCTCCGAACAAGGAGATCACGCTGGACGAGGAACTGTTTTCGTTCAATCTGACGGCAGATGAAGTCAACGCGATTACAAAGGTGTCTGCTATTCTGTCAGCCCCTACGTTGTCGTTGACTTGTGCAGATGGCAAGGTCAACCTCACAGTATCAGATCGTAAGAATGATACGTCGCATTCGTATCTGAAAGAGGTTGGTTCGTGCGGTACAGACTTCGACGTTCGCTTGCGCGTTGATGAATGGAAGATCATGCCTGGCGACTATAGTGGCACTGTTGCACGCAAGAAGCACAAGGACGGATCGACGGTCGGCGTCGTTCGTTGGGTCAACAAGACTATCCCGCTGACCTACTTTATGACGGTGGACACCAACAGCAAGGTCTAATTACACTATGAGCAATCGTGAGCAATTTCTGTGGGTTGAGAAATACAGACCGCGCACAATCGATGATTGTGTGTTGCCTGAAGCATTGAAGGCAACGTTCAAGGAGCATATTGCAAAGGGAGAAATCCCGAACATGATCCTTGCGGGTACTGCTGGAGTTGGCAAGACTACCGTAGCACGCGCAATGTGTGAGGAGTTGGGATGCGACTATCTGATGATTAACGCATCGGAAGACTCTGGTATCAACGTGCTGCGCGACAAGATTAGGAACTTCGCGTCTACCGTTTCGTTGTCTGGTGGTACGAAGGTTGTCATTCTAGACGAGGCCGACTATCTACAGGCAGGTTCAACGCAGCCCGCGCTGCGTGGATTCATTGAGGAATTTGCAAGCAATTGCAGATTCATCTTGACATGCAATTTTAAGAATCGCATCATTGAGCCACTGCATTCGCGGTGTACGATTATTGAATTCACGATCCCGAAAGAGGACAAGCCCGCAATGCTCGCCGCTTTCATGAAGCGGATCCGCCATATTCTCACGGAAGAGAATGTCGAGTTCAACAAAGACGCGGTGGCTCGCCTGCTGATGAAGCACTACCCCGACTATCGGCGGGTACTCAATGAGCTTCAGCGATATTCGGCTAGTGGTAAGGTCGATGAAGGCGTCCTGATAGACCTGACAGAGGACAATCTTGCGCTGCTGTGCAAGCACCTCAAGAACAAGGACTGGTCAGAAATGCGCAAGTGGGTCGCGCACAATGGGGACAATGATCCTAGCCGTTTGATTCGGATGATCTATGACCACGCATCGAAATATATTGAGGCAGGGGAGATTCCGAAGTTGGTGTTGATCCTTGCTGATTATCAATTCAAGGTCCCGTTTGTGGTAGATCAAGAATTGAACATGGTGGCTATGTTGACCGAGGTCATGATAAATGTGCAATTTAAGGAGTGATCATGGCCGACAACCCGTTTGTATATCTGGACGCGATAAACGTCACAAAGGAGGATCTTATCGTTGACGACGCCAGTGAAAAGGCGTATCAACCGTATATGATGAACCGTGGTTTAGGATATTTTCGCGACACAGTTTTCTATGCGAATGAAATGAATCGCTACTCTGGGCTAGACAAAAAGCTCCAATTCTCCTTTCTACTAAATAGTGTAGCCGCCAGAAAGCGGTTCTCAAAATGGTTCAGACCTGAGAAACTGGGTGACTTGGAAGTTGTCAAAGAATACTATGGTTATAGTGACCAGAAAGCCAAGGACGTTTTAGACCTCCTAACACCCGAGCAAATAGACTACATTAAGAAGAAACTATATCGGGGTGGAAAGAATGAAGCCTAACGTTTTAGGATTGCAGTTTGAAGGCTTGGACAGGTACAAGCCATTAGAGGTGAGTCTCGCCTCTCCAGATGACTTTCTCAAAGTCAGAGAGACCTTGACAAGGATTGGGATCGCTTCTGAGCGAAGCAACACTCTCTATCAATCTTGTCATATTCTGCACAAGCAAGGCAGATACTATATCGTCCATTTCAAGGAGTTGTTTGCTTTAGACGGCAAGCACTCCAACATGGACGAAAAGGACATGCAGCGCCGAAACACGATTGCCAAACTGCTGTCGGACTGGGGTTTGGTCACGATTCTTGATGCCGCCGATTACGTCGATGACGTAGCACCGATGCGATTGATTAAGGTAATCTCGCACAAAGATAAGAACGATTGGAATTTGCAGTCTAAGTATACTATAGGTAAGAAGGGCATCTACTCAGGCTTGGACGAGTAGGTGATTGGTGCGGTGCCTTCGGGGCCGCGATTTGTTGTAACTCGCTTAAAAAGGAGGTTGTATGAACTCGTTAATTCCTGCTAATTACAAAGAGTGGTTCGTTGGGTTCGATAAGTTGTTTGATGATATGTGGAAGATGCCGTATACAAATCACACAGTTCCAAATTGGCCACCTTGCAACGTTCGCAAGGTGGCTGAAAACAAGTATGTGATTGAAATGGCAGTCGCTGGTTTTGGTAAGAACGATCTTGAGGTTACGTTGCACAAGAATTCGTTGACCATCACTGGCAGGGTTAAGTCTGCGGATGAGGGTGACCACTACCAACTTCGTGGAATCGCTTCGCGTGGATTTAGACGCGAATTCTTGATTGAAGATTCAGTTGTTGTGCAGAATGCATCATACCTGAATGGACTTTTGCGCGTGTATCTTGAAAGGATGGTTACGCAAGATGATACCCGAAAGATCGAAATTCAGGAAGAGGAACCTGTTTCGGATAAGCAGGTTCTAATCGAAGCGTAACAAGTTGGAGGCCGAAAGGCCTCCAACTGTTTAGGGGATAATATGAGCAACGTTCAAGTAATGCATTTCCTCAATGGTGAGGATGTTATTGGTGATGTGAAGGAACCTGCGGATTTGATGGATGACTTCGGGACGATAACTATTGACAATGCGTGCGTTATCGTTTTGATGCCTGATACAAACAACCCCGACCGTGTCGGGGTGCAGTTTAGGCCGTGGTGCCCGTTCAATGCAGGAACGTCGGTCAAGGTTTCTAGGTCGCACATTGTATACATAGCTGAACCAGTAGTAGATTTGCTCAATCAGTATCAGCGGTTGTTTGGAACTGGTCTGGTCATTGCTGGTGCAGGAGATGTGCCAAAGACTGGGGCAACGGTTCATCGTATCAAGTGAGGACTATATGGGCGATGCAAAGAAGGAAGTAACAGTAAAGAAGGCTGGCGTTAAGATGCCTAAAAGCATCAAACGTATGCTGGCGCTTATGGGTGAGGAAGATCGAAAGAAGTGTCATGCGGTGTTGTATTCTGCGGTTCAAGCGGAGCATCATAATCGAATTCAAATGCTTCGCCGGCGGTCATCTGAAAAGGATGACAATGGAGATTGAAAAATGACTACTATCGTTTATTGCAACAAAACAAAACTCCTTGCCGCGGATACGCGAGTCACTTTCGGCGAAAGTTATCATGGTTTTGGGTCAAAGATTTTGTTTCCAAAGAAGAATGTCATACTTGCTACTGCTGGTGATGGTGGAGCTGGGGAATGGTTGCGGTTCAAGTTACAGAAAATGGTTTCCATTCATGATCTGTATAACTTAACAGATAAGCCTAAAATGCCCGATGAGTTTGGTGCATTTGTTTGGTGGAATGGCCCGTACACGATCTACGATGATCTTAACCCGTTCCCAATTGAGTCAGATTATTGGCGCGGTGGTACTGGTGGTGATTTTGCGTTAGCATATTTGGCCGCTGGGATGGATATTGCGGAAGCTGCAATTCGCGCTATTAGATTGGACGTTAACTCTGGCCCACCTGTGCATATTGTGAAATGTGATTCACCAGACAAGAAAATCCGTGTCTATCAAGACACGCTTCCTCCGGTCCAGCTAAATGAACAGAGGCACGTTCATAAAATTTACAAAGCATGAAGTCTTTCAAAAACTACACAGATGATATGAACTCCTTACAAGAGGGGTTCACTAACCTGTTGCCGCATCACAAAGAGTTAAAGCAAAAGCATGTCGATGCTGTGTGGGACATGCTGCAACATTCGTATGCCAAGATCGGTGGTATTCATGGGTCGGGGTTTTCGTCTAAAGAGGAAATGGTTGAAAAGATCCCAATGTGGAAGGTCGGTAAGACTGGTGGGAGAATTAATTCTGTTATCTTGTATAAGGACAAAGAAGGCCGAAAGTCTGTTGCGGCTGGTACTGATGGAACTGTCGAGGGCAAGAAACGCATGGCAGAAATGATGATGCATGACATGCATCGCAGCTATGGTGAAAAGTCGGGGCCTGCCCTTGCGTTCATGAAGAAACACACTCCGCCAGGTTTTGTGCAGCAACATGCCATTCCGTATGAGCATGTCAAGAAAATTTCAAAGGCAAATGGTGATGAGGTTCGGCGTCCACCAGATGATGATCCTGAAATCCAAAAGCACCCAGAGCTAAAAGATTATTTCTATCAGCGTCAAATTGGGGGAGAATGGCACACAAAGGCAATGTTTGGTGTGCCTTATAAGAAGATTGCTTGACGTTGGTGTTTATCTGTTGTATAATAGTTGTTTGTGAGAGGTCTTTGTGAGATTTTATACTAATGTAGCGCAATACAAGACGAAGATTTATGCGCGGGGGTATGATAATGGTCGCCCCTTCAACAAGCGCACAGACTTCGGGCCCACCCTGTTTGTTGAGTCAGACAAACCCAGTGAGTGGCGTTCACATTTGAACGTCCCGCTTTCACCAGTTGAATTCGATTCCATTGTTGACGCTCGCGACTTCGTTGAGGAGTACGCAGAGGTTGACAATTTCCGCATTTATGGCCAGACGCATTACACGCTGGGATATATTTCACAGACCTTCCCGGGAGAGACCATTCAATGGGATATCAATCAGATCAAGACTGTCATGATTGACATTGAGGTGTCGTCGGAGAACGGCTTTCCTAATATAGATACCGCACCCGAAATGGTCACCGCTATAACTGTGATGGACCGAACATCAAAGGAGATTGTGTCATTTGGGTGTGGTGACTATGCCCCGCATCACGAAAACGTTAGGTACGTCAGATGCAATTCAGAACGCGAGTTGCTGGTGCGTTTCCTGTCGCACTGGACCTCAAGTTATCCCGATATCGTCACAGGTTGGAACGTCAAGTATTTTGACATTCCCTATCTAGTCAATCGCATTGATCGTGTTCTTGGCACGGAGAATTCCAAGAAGATGGGGATGTGGTACATCAAGCCACGCGAGACTGAGAAGTTTGGGCGTAAGCAAAACTACTTTGAACTTGGTGGCATCGCCATTCTCGACTATTTGGAACTCTATCGCAAATTCACCTATAGTGCGAAAGAGTCCTATACGTTAGGTCATATCGCGTTCATTGAGTTGGGCGAGGAGAAATTGACATATGAGGAATATGACTCTCTGCATGACCTGTATAAGGAAAACTTCCAGAAGTATATGGAGTATAACAACCGCGACGTTTGGCTGGTGTATAGGTTAGAGAAAAAGCTGCGCATGATTGAGCTATGCGTCACGATGGCATATGACGCAAAGATCAACTATGAGGAAGTCTTTTCACAAACGCGATTCTGGGATGCTTTAATCTTCAACCACTTGCTGCGCAAGAAGGTGGCATTGCCGCCGCGCCCAGAAGGGATCAAGGAAAGGTCATACTCAGGCGCGTATGTCAAGGACCCGCAAGTGGGGGCATACAAGTGGGTGGTGTCTTTCGACGCAACGTCGCTATACCCATCCCTCGTTTTGCAATACAACATTTCGCCTGACACGATTTCTGACCCCTCTCGCGACGAGAAGATCGATATCGACGCCATGATTGAGGCAAAGTTGGATCTACCTCACATGGTGGGGCACGGGTTGGCAGCGAATGGGGTGCATTTCTGTAACGATCACCTTGGGTTCTTTCCTGAACTGGTGCAAAAGTTTTTTGATGATCGACAGGTATACAAGAAGAAATTCCTCGAATCAAAAAAGAAATTTGAGGAGACCAACGATCCGAAGTACAATGACGAAATGTCACGCTACAATGTCTATCAGATGGCGCGCAAGATTTCGCTCAATTCCCTTTATGGTGCGGCTGGCTCTGGGTACTTCAGGTTTTTTTCCATTCGTATTGCTGAGGCAATAACGTTATCTGGGCAGATGATTATCCAACGAATGGAGAATACTGTCAATGACTATCTGAACAAGCTACTGAAAAACGAGGTAGTAAAGCCCTATGTCATCGCATCTGATACAGATTCGGTGTATGTAACATTGGATGATCTAGTGACGCGCGTCATGGGAACTGATCCAGATCCAAACAAGGTTGTCAACTTCCTTGACAAGGTGTGTATTGAGAAGTTGTCGCCGCTGTTGGATAAGGCATGTAAGGACGTAGCAGATTACACGCACGCATATCGCAATGCCATTTCATTCAAGCGTGAGTCGATTGCTGACTATGGCTTTTGGACTGCGAAGAAACGGTACGCGCTGCGTGTCTATGATAGTGAGGGGGTGCGTTTCCACGAACCAGAAATCAAGGTCACTGGTCTTGAGGTTGTGCGGTCGTCAACGCCTGGTGTTGTGCGTGGTATGCTGAAAGATGCTATCAAGGTTATCATGAGCGGCAAGCAAGAGGCGCTTTGGGCATATGTTGAGGAGCAACAGCAGAAATTCAATCAATGCCTGCCCGAGGATATTTCGTTTCCGCGTTCAGTCAATGGGTTGAACAAGTATGGGTCAACCTCATCCATTTACGAAAAGGGCGCTCCGATGCAGGTTCGTGCGGCGTTGATGTATAACGATCTTATTCGTAGAAACAAGCTTGACAAGAAGTATAGGTACATTCAAGAAGGCGACAAGATTAAGTTTGTGTATTTGAAGGAGCCGAATATGATTAAGGAAAACACGATTGCTTTTTCAAGTTCGTTGCCCAAGGAATTGGGCTTGCACGCATACATAGACTATGAGGTCATGTTCAATAAGACGTTCATTGAGCCTCTAGAAAGCATTTTGTCATGTATCGGGTGGACACATAAGAAGGTCAATACGGTTGACGATTTATTCGGCTAAAGCTATAATACACAATACACGGAGAATACGATGGCTAAAATCAAATCCAGTTTCACCTCATCCTTGCGGGACAAGCTGACCAAGAATTCGACGCTAGATCATACCGCAACTCTGTCTGAATCGAAGTTGTTTTCTGACAGAGACATGATCCCAACAGCAATTCCAATGATTAATGTCGCCTTGTCTGGGCGACTAGACGGTGGTTTCACCCCTGGGCTTACTGCGCTTGCGGGCCCGTCAAAACATTTCAAGACAGGGTTTGCGTTGCTGTTCGTGGCTGCGTATTTCAAAAAGTACCACGACGCCATTTGTCTGTTCTACGATTCGGAATTTGGAACCCCGCAAGGTTACTTCCAAAGTTTCGGGATTGATATGGAGCGAGTGGTTCATAGTCCAATCACCGACGTAGAGCAGTTGAAGTTCGACCTCATGACGCAGTTGCAGGATGTTGGGCGCGATGAGCGCCTTATCATCGTCGTCGATTCGATTGGTAATTTGGCGTCGAAGAAGGAAGTTGAAGATGCGCTGGAGCAAAAGTCTGTGGCAGATATGACTCGCGCAAAGCAATTAAAGTCATTGTTCAGAATGGTGACTCCGCATTTGATGTTGAAAAATATTCCGATGTTTGTGGTCAATCACACATACAAAGAAATCGGGTTGTTCCCGAAAGACATTATGGGTGGTGGTACGGGCCCGATGTATTCGTCCGATACTGTGTGGTTCTTGGGACGACAACAAGATAAGGAAGGTACTGAGACAGTTGGCTACAAGTTTGTCATCAATGTGGAGAAGTCTCGCTTTGTCAAGGAGAAGAGCAAGATTCTCATTGAGGTCGGTTTTAATAATGGTATTTCAAACTGGTCTGGGTTGTTAGAAGTTGCACAGGAGCTTGGCTTTGTCCAGAAGCCAAAGAACGGTTGGTACCAACGAGTAGACACCGAAACTGGTGAATTGGTTGGTAAGATGTATCGTGAAAGCGAAACCAACGATAAGGAATTTTGGTTGCCGATTCTTGGCGATAAGTCGTTTCAACAAAAGATCCAAGACAAATATAGACTTGAGGCCCATTCTATGATAGAATTGAAAGATGAAGTGGAGGAAGTAAATGAGTGAGGCACTAATGGCTAAAGCTGGCTATAAGTATGTCCCTTATTATCCGATGACAGTAGACGGGTCGCGCGATCTTACTAAGACAGACTTGTGGGCGGTGGAGGTTACTGATGGCGTGTTTGCTGGTTTGCGGTATTTCTACTCCACGTGGGATTTGAAAACAGAAATGGATCCTATTCAGGCTAAGGAAGTGCGTCGTCTGAATTTCAAGTACGAAATATTGCCCGATAGCAAGATTGAGGAGCCGGCTGAAAGTGACCAGAAACTCCACATGCAAAGTTTGATGGGCAACATTCTGTTAAACATTCTGGTTGAAGTGTCGAGGATTGAATGGCCGAAGAAAGAATCGAAAGACTGATTCTGCGGGGTCTCTGTACGAATGATCACTACGGGCGCAAGGTGTTTCCACATCTGCGCCCGCAGTATTTTGAGAACCCCTCAGATCAGATTGTCTATAAGGCAATTGACCACATCTTTGAGAAGTATAACTCCCCACCAACAAAGGATGCTTTGTTGGTTGCCCTTGCGTCGGACAAGTCCATTCCAGAGAACCTGTATCCGACGATCAAGGAGATTGTCGGTGGACTTGATCCGATTGAAGGAATCAACGAGGAGTGGTTGGTAGATCAGACTGAGGTATTTTGTAAGGACCGTGCAGTTTACAACGCCATCCTCCATTCTATTGAGATTATGGAGGGCAAAGATAAGAAGTATTCGAAGGACTCGCTGCCGCAGATTTTACAGGACGCGCTGGCGGTTGGATTTGACAACGACGTTGGGCATGATTACTTTGGTAATATTGGCGAACGCTATGACTTTATCCATTCAGATGAAGCACGCATTCCGTTCAAGCTAAAGCTTTTGAATGAGGTTACAAAGGGTGGTGTTCCCCGCAAGACGTTGAACATCATCATGGCAGGTACGAACGTCGGTAAGTCAATGTTCATGTGCGACTGGGCTGCGTTTCTAGTGATGCAGGGCTACAATGTTCTATACGTCACAGCAGAAATGGCAGAGTTTCGTATCGCAGAACGCATCGATGCGAACCTGCTCAACGTAACGATTGAGGAGCTAAACGAATTTGGTAAGGCAATCTTCGAAGGCAGAATGGCGAAGCTGCATGAAAAGACTAAGGGCCGTCTAATCATCAAGGAGTACGCAACAGCAACCGCACATACAGGGCATCTTAATGCGTTGCTGAATGAATTGAAGATCAAGCAAAACTTCAAGCCAGATATCATTTTCGTTGACTATCTAAATATCATGTGTTCGCAGAGGTTCAAGGTTGGTACAGATAGTTACACTTACGTCAAGGCTATCGCGGAGGAGTTGCGTGGTTTTGCTGTAGTGCATGATGTGCCAGTGATTTCGGCTACACAGGTCAATCGTGGTGGCTATTCGAATACCGACATGGATCTGGATGATACATCAGAGTCGTGGGGTCTGCCATCCACCGCAGACTTTTTCATTGCGCTAATCAGTTCTGAGGAACTGTTGAAGTTGAATCAACAGATGGTGAAGCAACTGAAAAGTCGTTACGGGAATCCGAACAAAAAGAAACGCTTTGTTGTCGGTGTCGATCAGGAGAAGCAACGTTATTACGACGTTGAAGATAGGGCTCAACTAGTTGGGCAAAGTGCTGTGATGATTGCGGAGAAGGAGAAGTCAGCCGAGTCTATCACAAAGGATTTCTTCAAGCCTGAAAAACCAAATGCGAGTTGGAGAGACAGCAAGGATAACAACAAATTTTCAGGGCTAAAGGTATGATATGTACCTCCAAGAAGAAATCGAAGATGGGCTTTGGGCCATTAGACACGATCTGTTGAATGCAGACTCGGTTATAGAACAGGCGAACATCATTTCGCCTGTGCTTGCTGAGTTTGGTGTGAAGTTTAGGAAGGGCTCGCGCCCGTATAAGAATTGGTCGCTTGTTGGCTTCTATGACCCAAATCGTGATGACATTCTCATTGTGTTAGGCAACAAAGACACCAAGAAACCCAATCCATTTCGAAGCGAAGCTCATTGTAGCCTCTTTCTTTTTGACTTGAATACCACCGTACAGCATGAGCTAATCCATAAATATCAATGGATGTGGCGCGATCCCACTACCTATGTATCTAGAGTTTATAAGGTAGACTCTAAGAGGCAGAAGTATTATGGTGACTATGACGAGATTGAAACGCAAGCGCACGATCTTGCGATGGAGATGCGATTTTACTATCCAGATTTGGGTGTGAATGATATAATCAAGGAATATCATTATGGAGATATCAATTTGCCTACGTTGAACAATTACATGAAGGCGTTCAAAGGCGA